TTTCTACTATGTCAATGACCCCTAAATTCGTTGATCCTAAAGAAGTATTCTTAGCACTTGATATCGGTTTCAACTTTGATCCTGCTCTTACAGGTCTCACCCCAGCAACTCAAGAGGGTGATATTATGTCGTTTGTTGTTAATTACTTTAAAAACAATTTAGAAGCATTCGGTAAGGTTTATAGAAAATCTAATCTATTAACTGAGATTGATGCTATCGGCAAAAGTATTTTGAACACTCAAATAGAAACTGTGATACAGATGCGACAAGAGGTCACCGCTGGAATATTGAACACATTCACTCTACAGTTCCCGAATGCTATTATAGAACCAGATGATATTTTTTATAGAGTAACGTCTGATGCATTTGAATTTGGTTCTACCGTATGTAAAATAAAAAATAGATTGAATTCTAATCAACTTGCTATTATGGATCTAGATGATAATATTGTATTGGATAATGTTGGTAACTATACCGCTCTTACAGGTGTTGTAGAAATTGTAGGATTTAATCCAACTAGAATGTTGAGCGGCGATAACTTTATCAGAATCAATGCTTCACCTAAAAATGACGCAACTGTCCAACCTCTTAGAAATTACATATTGAAATTAGAACTTGACAACTCATCCGCGACTGCGATATTAGATAGACAAACTGAAACTCTGAAAGTGAGTTAATGGCATATTCTCCTAACAACTCAGAAACGTTAAAGGATCTTAATAGACTTCCTGTAAATCTCAGGAAAAGTCTAGTTCAAGAGGTTCTTCCGGAATACTTTCAACAGGATTATCCTAATCTGATAACCTTCTTAGAGGGTTATTATGATTATCTGGATTCTGATGCGCAGTGGGGTGGTATAATCAATGAATTACAAACAATTCGTGATTATGAAGATACTGACTTAGCGAGACTTGATTTCCTATTTGATGAAGTAGGACTTGGGATATCCGGAGAAGTATTTAAGTTTCCTAGAGAAGTCATTAGAAACTTCGGTAACTTTTTCAGAGTAAAAGGTTCAGAATATTCTGGTTATGGGTTCTTCAGATCTTTCTTCAATGAAGAGAATGTTGAAATCCTATATCCTAAAAATGATATTTTATATGTTGGTTCAGGTGCTATTGGCGTTGAACAATCTAAGAAAATTCATGACGGTCAAATCTATCAGGTATTTTCTTTGTTGGTCAGTTCACCTTTCCCTATTCACGTTTGGGAAACTTTGTGGAGAAAGTATGTACACCCCTCAGGTTATCATTTAGCAGGTGAAGTTGTTATCGTTTCAGACGTTCCTGTAAACGTTACAACCGAAGAATCAATGCCTATCCTTGATCCAAGACTCAAAGTTGTGGATGCGGCATACTATACCTTCGGACCAATCGTTGGAGAAGTCACAGGTCTTTATGCTGATAATAATAATCAAGCAGGTTCGTATGTATTCCCAGGATATGTGGAACCGAACTATGCACTAGGCGAAGCGGATGCTGATAATGCTCTTGAACGTCTTAATGTTTACTCAACTCCAGCAAGATTCGGTCTTGATAAGACAATACGTTACACAGATACGAACTACGCAAACGTCGATCGTTGGGCAGGATTCCGTCTTTCTATGGACGATACTCTTACGAAGTTCTCAAGCAGTACTTCATTGACTACATTCGACCAAGAATTCCATATTCAAACAACCGACAGTGATGGCACAGTCACCCTGTATAACTATTATAAATAGACTATATTAAAGAGGAATAACAAGTAATGGCAAGAGAAATTATAGCAACTGGCACCAGTGCCAATGACGGATCAGGTGATACCCTCCGTGCTGGTGCCGAGAAGATAAATAATAACTTTTCTGAGTTATACAACACCGTGGCAAATCTCGGAGTGTTGGTATCGGATAGTGCTGGCGGTCTTAATCTTGAAGGTCTAGCATTTGACCAAAGAAGTGTTGTATTCTTTGGAGTAGAAAGTGCAAACTCAGCAGTAGCAGATAACAACGAAACGTTCCTTCGCGCCATTGAACCTACTAAAGATAACATCATTCTTTTGCCAGATAGTTCAGGTACTCTTGCATTCCGTGAAGACTTTGCCGTAAATAAAAATATCCTTGACTCAGCAGAAATTTTGCAGATGATAGGTGTGGGCGTTGATTCTGCCGCAGTAAATGAACTCATTAAAGTAGGATCAATTGACTCTGTCGGCGTTATTGAAATGATTAACACTGATTATATTTTAGCACGTGTTACTATCGGATTTGACTCCGCATTAGCGAACCAAGAAGCAGATGAATACCTGACCAAGTCATATCTTAATCTAAAAATGGGCATTGATTCTAACTTCATTCTTAATGCACATGACGTTGATTCGGACTTGGGTGCTATTCAACAAACCATAAATCCATATCCAGGAAGAACTCCTGACTTGGGTAGCAACACTACAAGATTCCGTGACTTAAACCTTTCTAGGAATATTCATCTTGATAGTGCAAGATTTAATTTCAATGATACAAACAATGAACTTACATTTTTCAACGTCTATTCTGTAAGAACAAAAGACAGTAATAATGGTACATCAACATATCTTCTTGATTCTGCTTCAGCAATAAGTGTTATAGATAGTGCATATATTCAGTTCAGGACTAATGAGGAATATGTGAGCGGTTTATTTGCTAAAGGTAACACCCATATGGATTCTGCCTTTGTAACTGGATTTATTGATTCAGACGTCTTTATGTCAATGACTGAACTAAAAACAGAAGTCGCGGCAAGTGCTGATTTCGCAGCATTCAAAACTAGAATAGGAAACTTATAGGATTAAACCATGCCAGCAATTATTACAAGACAATTAAGAAAAATCCTAGCGAGAAATTTCTTCGACGGTTTCAACCTGAATAGCAATAACTATTATGTTGGTATCGGTAGACCTGAACAGTGGGACTCTTCAGATAACGTTCCTGCGCCAGAAGATACTATTACTGATATTGGTCAGGTTCGTGATCAACTGATTTCCGTGAAAAGAGTTCAGGCAGTATCACAGGTCGTTCCTCGTAACAACTGGTCTAGTGGTAGTATCTACTCGCAGTACGATGATCTGGTTTCAGGTTATCCTGCGAATCCTTACTATATCAAGAACGATCAAAACCAAGTTTATATTTGTCTTGAAACTGGTAGAGACGCAAACGGTAATATCGTTCCTTCTACTGTTGAACCTTTGACTCCGAATGATGATTCGTTCCGTCTCGGTGATAACTACGTTTGGAAATTTTTATACACTATTTCAGCAGGTGATGCTAACTCGTTTATGTCATCAAACTTTATGCCTGTTAAAGTACAGGGTGCGACTGATTCTAACTCAACTGGCATTGAGATACGGCATGCATCTGTTCAGAATCATACCAAACCTGCGATGATTACAAGTCTTATCTTAACAGATGGCGGTACTGGTTTCACTAATGTTCCATCTGTTACTATTACTTCGCCATCAGGTACAGGTGCGTCAGCATATGCTTACATCGATTCTGGTCTTGGTATCGTTACTCATATTGAGATGAAAGGCGATAGTTCAACTCTTGCTCATGGTCGTAATTATTTCAACGTTCCTAATGTCACTATTGCTGGTGGCGGTGGATCAGGTGCTACTGCTCGTGCAGTAGTTGCTCCAGACTCAGGAGTCGGTAGAGACGCTCGTGAAGATCTTAGATCAACTGCGGTTATGTTCCACTCACAACTTCTACCTAACGATAGCGACTTTATTGTAGGTCAAGACTTCCGTCAGGTATCACTATGGCGTGATCCACGTCAACAAAATGGTGTGTTGTTTACAGACCTCACAGGTAATGCTCTCGATAAATTAACTGTGAGCAGTACAATAACTTCTTTCACTAGAGATAAGAAAATGCAAGGGCAAACCAGTTTAGCAGTTGCCTATGTAGATCACATTGACTCTAATGAAATCTATTATCACCAAACAGATAGCACAGGATTCCTTGCTTTCCAAGACGGTGAAGCACTACAAGAAACAAACGGTGCTGGGGATGCTATTATTGACTCCGCACTTATCAGTCCAAAATATGACGATCGCACAGGTGATATTTTGTATATAGATAATCGTGCAGCAATATTAAGAGATGCTACTCAAACTGAAGATGTAAAGATCATCATTTCGTTTTAAGGGATAAAAAATGTCAAGTAATGTAACGGAAACGCTATTCCAAACCAAATACAAAGATGATTTCAAAGATAGTGATCATTATCATCGGATATTATTCAACAGTGGTAAAGTTCTACAAGCAAGAGAACTTACACAGATGCAGACGATTATCCAAAAGGAAATCGAAAGATTCGGCACGAATATATTTAAAGAAGGTGCTGCTGTATTAGGTGGTGGTGTAACAGTAAACAATAAATATGAATTTGTTAAACTTGATACAACAACAAATACTCTTCCTGCTTCAACAGCATCTTTGCTTGGCGCAGTTATTACTGGTGCATCGTCGAGTGTGATAGGAAAAATCGTTGAAGTTCTTCCTGCTGCAGATGGTGATCCTGCTACTCTTTTCGTTCAATACACCGATACATCAAGCGGAACAGCATCCGCAGAGGCACCTGTAAGATTTACTGCTGGGGAAAACTTGACTAACTCAGTTAAAACTCTTACAATACAAACTATCAACACTGCTGTTAATCCAGCATTAGGAAGAGGAACTAGAGCATCTGTTAATACTGGTATCTTCTTTACGCAAGGTCATTTCGTACAAGCAGATGCCCAGTCAAAAGTTATTTCTAAATATAGTGACACACCTTCACTTGATATCGGATTCAGAGTTCAGCAAAAAATATTCGGAATAGACGATAACGTTGCTCTATATGATAATCAGGGAGCGCAACCAAACTTGACTGCTCCAGGAGCGGATC